AAACTGTCTGCAAGAGATCCGTTGACCCAAATGAACCAGTTGGATCCCTGGCGGGTAATAGCCACATGGGCATCAGGAGGGATCCCTACCTCCCTGACGGTTGCTCCCAGGATGAGTCGGATCCCTGTAGCCGTGCGCTCTAGTCTCACGCCGAGAAGACCTCAAAAGCTCCCACTCCGGAGCAGACGTAGATCTTGGTTACATTGCCGGTCTGTGGATCCCTTTGCTCGTATTCTGTTCCCGGTGGTGCTCCTGCTAGCCCAGAGACTGCAAACTTGACGATCCCTCTGTAGTCGTTGCCGGCGAATCTAAAGTAAGGAGCCAGAATAGGAACCCCCAGTAAGTTGGTGTTTAGTGTTCCTGATTGATAGTTGTCGCCCGTAAAGATATTTGCGTATATGCCGGTATGTGAGCTATTTCCTTGCCACTTTGTCGATGAGTTTAATTGTTGAGCTATTTGATATACTCCGGTGCCAAATGAGTTGGTAAGCAATCCTACAGCCCAAGCCCAGCCGTCGGTAGGAACTGCTCGCTCTAAAGCCCCTGCATGGTAGGCTGCACCACTCCCTGTGACGGGCTTGATATAGATGCAACAGGCTTCATCATCTGCGGCCATCCACAGCCTAGATCCTGCACTAAGTGTCCATTCTCTAGGCATACTCAGGCTCGATCCATCACCGAATGCGTCTCCATTCAGCCTTAGGATCGTTCCCGATGGGTTGCTAAACCTAAGGTAGGGCCTGACCGAGTTGACTACTTTCCCGGCTAAGACCATTGGTAAGGAGTTAGGGGATCCTGTCGTCACCTCCCATCCCTCGTCAACCAGGAGGTCGTGGATAGCCGTTGCTGCAGCCGCGACAGTGTCAACTTGGATATTGCGTAGATAAGCAGTCATATTCTCTGAGCCGTGCCTTTGTTGAGCTGGACGAATTGGATTGGGGAAGCAGGTTTAGATATTCGCTTGGGATCCAGACAAACACAGAGGTTCATATCCTTTGAGCCGTGCCTCTATTGAGCTGAATGAATCGGATCGGGGAAGCAGGTCTGGCAATACCGCAAGGAACAGGACATTTGGCGGCGGACATATCCCAGAGGATCCCTGAACTCCCTGCTGCAACCCAGAGTTCCAGGGTGAAGTCTTCTGTCAGCTCTAAGGGGGGCGTAATAATCGTGCCATGGGTAAAGTCTCCCCCATCCCCAAACTGACCTGGAGCAAGAGATACTCCATTGACGGTAAGAGAGAGGTTATTGGGTGAAGCATCGCGGATCCCATCAGTAAAGTTGATGAGGAGAGTAGGATTCATGCCGTTCTCAGCGCTAGACCACCGGCTGCCGGAACAAGGAGGGTGTACTCCTCTACGTTTGGTGTCACTTGGATAATGTCGTAGGTGCCCAGGCCTGAGCCACTGACCATGACCAGAGCGTCTGATGTCCTCCCACACACTCCCTGGTTGCTGTTGGAGTATAAGAGGATCCCTGTCACCACGTCCCGTTTGGATGTGATGGGGTTGGATGAGGCCATCTGGGCACGTCCTAGGCTACTGGTGTATGTTGCGTTGCCATACGGGCTGTTGCTGGCATCCGCTCCATGCCAGGTGATGAAGTTGTTGGTTCCCGGAATGAAGCAGTATAGAGAACTGTTCTCGTTCCACCACGCGGGCTTGTTGGCAGGGTAAAGGTAGCCCAAGAACTGGATGATATTGGATTGGCGGATCCCAACCAACCGGCATTCGTCAGCTTTCTCAAAGCCCCTGAAGGTGATTTCGGTGCTGTCGTTGAACTGGATTTGGGGCCCCCACGGCCCGGTGTTGACTCCGGTGTTGGCGATGGGATCCCAGTTGGTGTGTAAGCGTTGTCGTACCTTAAGGTCGTTGGTGATCTCAACTTCCAGGTAAGCTTTGCCAAACGTGGCTGTGTTGTTGAGCGTGATCTCATAGATTACTCGGTGGGGGTTGCCGCTGACTTCATCGAACAGTGTGGGGAAGTTGGCTGCCGCCAAAGCGTTCTTGATGGCCGTGGTGAGATTGGCTTGGGTGATGGCGGGTAAGAGATTGCTGTTGGTAACTCGAAAGACCATAGGGGCTGTCTCTAACCACGCCCTAAATATACCGCTAGTAGCTGTAGGATCCCTGCCATTCCTTGACGTTCACTCCGGCTAGGTAGTTGTACGCTGTGGCTGCGGCATCAACCAAGTCGTCATGTCCATCAGGAAAGCTGGTGAATCGGTTGATTAACAGGGCGTTCCAAGGCCCTCTCAAGAGTTTGAGCTTGCCTTGTTCTGCTAGGGCGCTCAAGGGCTTGGCGTGGGCAATCTTGTCTTTGTTGCGGGGCACGACTCCAATCGGCCCGATCATCCGGCGGATGTGATTCAGGTAGGCCGCTCCGGTAGCTCCCGGTTCTCGCTCAAAGATCTGCAGGATCCCTTGCTCCTGTTGTGCTGTGGCTCGAATCAGACTGTCCAGTTCCGCTGGAGTGCAGTGGGTCTCCCAGGCATCGACGATGGTAAAGCTGCCATCTTCTGCAAGGATCCCTCTAACCTTGGCCGTGTAGTCCGGATCCTTGCCGGCTAACTGTTTCTCCTGCACTGCCAAATCCCAGCCTGATCCCTCTTTCCCCCTGGGCACTGAGTCCACGATCTGGAGCCATTCTCTCTTGAAAACTTTGCCCGGCTCAGCTCGAGCGTTCCAGTTCCCCATCAGTAACCTCTCCCGATCCACTAAGGGCAGACTCAGCAGCCACGCTTTGTACCCAGGGTCAGATTGCATGAGGATCTGGTTGTCCTCCAACCGGCTGGGGATGAAGGTGATGGATTTGCTGTTGGGTGTGGGATGATCCAGCCAAATGATCTGCTCGTCCTTGCGCTCAAAGTGCCGCAGCGCTCCTGCTCTAGAGGGGATCGGATAGCCATCATCCCCAATCCACCAGTCGATGAGTTGCCTCACAAAGGAGTCTGGATCTGGGTTGGTGGTGGCACGGATGAAGGGCCGTATACCACTCGAGCTCCTAAGGCGTGAACTCAGATACCAAAACTGTTGCTCGGTAAACTGGGTCAGCTCGTCCCACCCCATCCAGTCAAACTCGGATCCCTGGTAATCATGGACGTTGCGTTCCAGCTTGAGGTGACGAAAGGAGATGACGGCTCCACTGGGAAAGATCCAATCCAGCGTGGTGGTCCTGCACCTGCCGCCCACCAGGGGATAGATCTGGTAGCTGCGATCCAACAGCCCCCCACTGTTGCGGATCTGGGGGTATGTCCGCCGAAAGATTACTGCTCGGAAGTTGGGATTGTGAATGTTCCTCAGGGGATCCAATAGCAGGCTCCAGCTTTTGCCGCCTCCTGCTGCCCCGCCAAAGATGGCAATGTCCGCTGGGGAACTCAAAAACCTCTCTTGGGTAGGCTGTGGCCGGATAACGACCTGTCTCATCAGCCGACGGTGTAGATCTTGTTCTGGACAGGCAGGTTCATGGCAACGCTGATGGAGTTGGCAAGACGCTGGGCTTCCCCCCGCAGCTGACCTAAGATCTGAGAGGAGGAGTTTCTGGCTGTGGCAATCTGTCCCTCAATCACGCTGAGCTGTGAAAGAGTAGTCTGAATTCGGGCTTGTGCCTGGACACTGATCCTCGCAACCCTGTCCATTGCCGCCTGGACCCGGCTGATGTTTTCCTCGGTGATTGGGTAGCCTAGAGCGGCCATTATCCGATCCCTGTCAACAGGACTGTTCCAGCTCATCGTTCGATCCTATGGGCCGTAAACTCCAAATCACTCCAGAGCACATCTCAACTATCGAAAGGATGGCTGCCAACGGGGCCACTCTGGATCAAATCGCTACCGTCCTGAATATCTCCCCTCGTACCCTGGATAACTGGTTGCAGCGGGAAGACGTGCGCCAATGTTACAATCGTGCAAAACTTCAGGCAATCGACCAGATCGCAGGGGCTCTCTATGCTAAGGCTCTGGCAGGGGATGTCACCTGTATGATCTTCTACCTCAAGACCCAAGCCGGGTGGCGGGAGGCGAAGGAGTCGCAATTGCCTGAAGGATCCCAGGTCGTCATCTACGTTCCCGCTCGTGGTGGCCATGACTCTAACTCCTGCTGACCCCAGTCGTGACAGCACCTTGGTTAGGTTTTCTGCTGCACATCTTGCATCCGTCTTTGCTTCCCTTATGGTTGTCGGGTTGGCTGCCAGCTTCTCCCTGCTCTGGTCGATGTCCCATGGCCTAACCAGGATCAATGATAGGCTCGATGTCTTGGCCAAGCAGTTGCAGTCTCTTAGTGAAAACCAGTCGTCGGTTCAGAGGGAGCTCGCTCTGTTGGATCGTCGCTTGTCTCTTGTGGAGCAGAAGGTAGGTGCTTATGGCCGCTGACGATCTCATGCTGGTTGTCTCTGTCTTAGCCAGCCTGTCTGCGTTCATCTTGTCGGTCTTTAACCTCAGATCCCTTGAGCGCCCCCTTAAGCGATCCGCTGCCGTTGCTGCCGATGTCTTAGAACTTGCCGAGTCGTGGATCCCAGCTCTGAGGAGCTCCCAGATCGATAACTATATCCGTGATGTCCTTAGGGCCTATGCCGCCCTGGATCCCTTCTTCGCCCAATCCCTCCAAACAACTGACCAAACCCCTGACCATGTGGCCGATGTCCTGCCCCTGTTGGATCCCGAGCTGAAAACTCTCGGTAAGGCCATATCCCTCCCCGTGGACAAAGCCCGGGTGTTGATGACTAGCCTGGTGCACCGAGTCAAGGAGTACGATCAGGTGGTTCGGGAGATCCAGGAAGAACTTCAGAGCGATATCGGGGCGTTGTGATCCCTTATGTTCCAGGTCTGGTGGGGAACGGATGTCGAACGTGTGCGGTATTTTCTCGGGATCCCTGTAACCCCCGAGAAGACGACTATGCTTGTGAATGCCATGCTCAATGTGGAGCGGCAAAGCCATGATTCGGTAAGACGTGCCCGTCAGTTGCTGGAAGAACTCGAAGCTGCAGAGCGTGAGATCAATGCCGCCCGCCCTTTTGCCGGCCAACGCTTTGCCAATGGCGTGACCTGGTTTCAAAATAGACGCTTGGAAGTTATCAAAGCTGAAGCTCGTCGTATCGCTAGGAATCTTGCTTATATCCTTGGACTTGAGGTGGAATACGATATATGGCGAGATCTTGGTGCGGAGAAGCCTCGAAGCTATGGTTTTGTCTTAAGGAGTTAATGTTTTGCTGGTGGGGTGGCGAAAAAAGATGCCCCCCCTGGGGTGGCCCCCCCGCCGGGTAGCAAGGCACCTGGGCACCCCTTTCTTTTTTTTTGGGCTCACACAAATGCTCCTTACCCGTCGTCTTGCGATTGGTGACTCCCAACCTGACGATCCCAGTTACGAGTGTTTGCTGTACCGAGAGCTGAGCCCTCGGTGGGAGTACCTCTGGGACATGTTCATGGGCTCGGACAACTGGATCTTCCGGTTGCCAGGTGGAGGGGTGGTGTTCAGTGAGAAAGTTCGTACCTACCTGCCGCCTGAACAGAATGAGCCAGAGACGGCTTATCGGTCGCGGGTGTTGATGAGCGTGTTTGATCGCCGCTTTGCCCGCTCGGTTCGGATCTACACTGACTTGGTGCTCCACGATTACTACCTGCATGTGCCCAGGGGATCCACCTTTGACCCTGGCGATGTTGACCGGCGTGGGACGCCTTTCTACAACTTCTGGGCAGCGGTGGCGATCAATGCTCTGGTGTTTGGGCACACGTTCGTCTTGGTGGACAGGGATCCCGGCAACTACAGGAGTGAGTTGGATCGGCGTGAGCGTGGCAAGCCTTTTCTGGTGAGCTATAGTCCTCTGGATTTGATCAACTGGCGTGTGGATGGTGGTGGGGTGAAGTTGGCCGTTTTTCGGGAGACAGTGATCAAGCCGGTTGGGGACTATGGTGAGGAGGTTGTTACTCGTTATCGGGTGCTCAGGCCCGATCGCTGGGAGCTTTGGGAAGGGGAGCCTGGGGCTTTGCAGAAAGTCGATGGTGGCCCATTGCAAGGGATCCCTCTAGTGTGCATTTACAGCCATCAGATCGGCCCTTTCATGAGCGATCCACCTTTGAAGGCGTTGGCGGATCTGAACCTGGCCCACTACCAGTTGAGCAGCGACCATCGTCAGAAGCTCCACAGGTGTTGTCTGCCTACTCCGGTGAGAATCGGGACGATGACTCAGGGGACGGATCTGGTGCTTGGCCCCAATACGTTTGTGGATTTGCCGGATGGGGGTGACTTTAAGTGGGCAGAGCCGTTGGCGATGAGTCTGGGTGAAAGCCGTCGGGATCTTGAGGAGCTGGAGAAGAGCATCGACATTTACAGCTTTGACTATTTGAGTAGGGGATATTCTCGTGGCACATCTCGTGCTACTGCTACAGAGGTGGGTGTTTCTACTGCTCCTGCTGAGGCTAGTTTGAGTGGTTTTGCGCGTCGGTTTGAGCATGGGATCCAGACGGTGCTAAATCTTTGGGCTGCTATGGCAGTAGAGCCTGCTCCTACTGTTCAGCTGTCTGGTAGGTTGAAGATGCAGAAACCGGATTCCCAGATGCTGATTATGTACGTCAAATTGGCCGAAGCTGGTGGTATTTCCAAGCGTACTTTGCTGAAGATGCTGATTGATCAGGGCTATCTGCCCAAAGACTTCGATATTGAGGCTGAGCTGGAGGTTGTTGGTGAGCGTTTTGGGGATGCAAGTGGATCCCTTGCAAAGTAGTAGCATGGTGTCGTGTGGAGGAGAAAGGCCGTGAGTGAACAGCCAGAAATCCATCGTGTTGCTGGTCGTGATGGTGGGACGGAGTCTTTTGGCCAGCCAGAAGCAGAGCAAGTGCGTGAGGAGACGGATCGTGTAACGGACGATTTGGCGGGTCTCAAGAGCGCTCTGCAAAAGGAGCGGGCCATGCGTCGTGAGCTGGAGCGGCAACTGAAGCATCTTGGGGACATTAACCCTGAGGAATACCGCAAGCTGCAACAGCAATCCCAGATGCTGGCTGAATGGGAGAAGCGCCGTGCTGAAGAGATCAGTTCTATCAAGAGTGAATACGAGGCCCAGCTTCAGCGTGTCCAGCAGGAGAAGGAACAGTTGGCCCGATCTTTGAGGGAGACTGAGGTGACCTATGCTTTAACGGAGGCGTTCTATCAGGCTGGTGGGAAGCGGGATGCGGCTCTAGCCAAGATGCTGGCCAAACAACTTCTAAGTCAGGTGAACTACGACCAACATGGCAACTTGGTTGTGGTGGATCAGTCTGGATCCCCTCGCCTACGGGATGATGGCAAGCCCATGTCGCTCTTGGATCTGATGAATGAGGTTAAGAACACTAGCTATGGTGTGCTATTTGATCCGGTCGTTTCTGCAGGCGGGTCTGGAGCGACGGGTAGCCAGGTGCAAGTTTCAGGTCGCAAGTATTTGAGGACTACGGATCCCTATAAGCTGGGCCAATACATTGAGGCGATTGCCAAGGGGGAAGTTGTTGTGGATCTAGGTGGTAAGTAAACTGGTACTACGAGTCTATGTATCACCGGCGTGAAGCCGTATGTAACAGATCTAGGGTGGCGGGATGCCGCAAAAGGGGGGATCCCTTCTTTGTAGACTGAATTGGAAGGGAGCTAAAGATGGCTAACAATCTGGAGGCGGTAATCCCCAAGGTTCTTGCCATGGGTATGATGGCTTTGCGTGAGAACTCCATCATGCCCCGTTTGGTCAACACGGACTATCAAGGTTTGGCGGCACAGAAGGGTAGCACGATCGATGTGGTGATCCCTAGTGCCGTGCCTGCTCGTCCTGTAGCTCCAGGTGCGACGGCTCCTGTGGATCCGGATTTGGAGCCGACTACGGTTCCCATCCGACTGGATCACTGGTATGAGGCTTCGTTCTCGATTACGGACAAGGAGCTGGCGGAGATCGAGGCGGGCATTATGCCGATGCAGATTTCGGAGGCGGTGAAGGCTCTGGCCAATGAGGTGGACCGTTCTATCCTTGCGCTGTACAAAAAGGTCTACGGTGTTGCGGGTACTGCCGGCGTAACTCCCTTTGCGACTGATCTTCAGGCAGCCCAAGAAGCTAGGTTGGTGCTCAACCGTCAGCTCTGCCCTCCCCAAGACCGGCGGATGGTTCTGGATGTGGAGGCCGATGCCAATGCCACTGGTTTGCCTGCCTTCCAGTACGCTGCTTCTGGGGAAACGATCACCATTAAGGAGGGGGTGATTGGTCGGAAGCTGGGCTTTGACTGGTACATGAGCCAGAATGTCCTGCGTCATACTGTGGGCAACGCGACTGGGTATCAGGTGAACGATCCTGCTCACGCGGTGGGAACGAAAACGGTAGCCGTGGACTCGGGTACTGGCACCCCCAATATTGGCGATGTTTTCACTGTGGCAGGGCACTCTCAGACATATGTGGTTACGGGCTACACCGGGTCTCCGAATATTACGTCCATCCAGTTTGAGCCTGCGGCTAAGGTGCCGTTTCCTGATGACGCGGCGATCACCTTTATTGGCGATCATGTAGCCAACCTGGCTTTCAACCGGTACGCCTTTGCCCTTGTCACGCGCCCCTTGCTGGATGTGGATCCCTTGGGCAGCCGGGTGATGAGCATGAGCGATCCGGTTAGCCAGCTGACGATGCGGGTGGAGGTTACCAGGCTCTACAAGCAGACTCGTTGGAGCTTTGACATTCTCTGGGGGGTCGGCTGTCCTCGGCCTGAGTTTGCCGTCAGGGTGCTCGGATAGAGATGCGTAAGCTGGAGTCTGTCGAGTTGTACCCTGTCGTTGCCGTGGTCAATCACCTGGGAGAACGCCTGGTGATCAACCTGGAGGACTATCATCGTGGACAGTGGCAACTCTGGCAGGAGCCGACGTCTGGGGCCTCTTCGGGGTCAGAGTTAACTGTCTTGGAGAAGTCTAGACGGAAGCGCAAGGATAATGGCTACCCAAGTGCCGCCCGGTAGTGTCTGGCGTAGCTGGCAATCAGTTCTGCCCTGTCGTTTCCGTTGACAATGGCTCTGGCTCTCACAAAGTCATAGCCGGTGGGCCGGTCGTAATCTGAGAGTTTCCGGCCTGTAAACAGCCCGTCTCTCATACCTCTGACGCAGATATGGGCGGCGGTGTCGGGGACGAGAGCCAGATCCGGCTTATTCACCAGGTCGATCCCTAGTATCCTAGAGAAGAGGGTATAGTTTCTTCTGCCGGTGATCTGGACATAGCCCCTCCCCCGAAAGCGGTATCCATCTCCAGGTTCGGTGTTGCCTAGGTCTATCCGCCCCTCGTAGCGCTGGAAGTATTCTCTGAGGCCTATCTCGGCGATGGGTGCAAAGGCAGACTCGTGGCTGACTGTGGCCATGATATAGGCAATGTGGTCTAAAGAAGCGACTCCATAGAGTTTGCAATAGTGCAGCAGCAGTGGGATGGCCGTCCTGGCGTTCTGTCGACGGGTGGTGCCGGTGAAGGTCATGTCGTTGGGTACTGCAGCAATGAGGCGATCTGCCAGCGGATCCCTCTCCGGTGCCTTCTCTTCTTGCGAAAGCTCCACCCAAGAGTAGGGCGGCCCCAGATCCAGCCCTCTCCACAGTCGGTAGAACAGATCTACCTGGTAGTCGCTTGGTGTGAGCCGATCAGCAGTCAGACTCTCCAGATAGTCGGCCGCCTTCCGGAGGAACTCTGCCGCTTCCTTCCGTTGCCGCTTCATGGCTTCCAAGACAAAGGACCCCCCGGCAAGCTAGGGGATCCCGCGCGAGAAAGGAGGTTTGTTCCTATGATAGCAGCCTCCTGGGATGGGAACTCCTGCCACCTGCTCGCCACTGTTCTGACCGTAGGCCATTTGTTGTAGGACTCCTGCCAAGGGTTGTAGCCCACCTCCCCTCACACGCCACCCGTAGCGCTCCCCGTGGCCACCATAGCCCCTAGATGTAGGCCCTTCTCCCTGATTCCACTGCCCCTGTCCAACCGTAGGGCCTCTGCCACTCATGGCGCTCCCCGTGGCCACTGTAGACGTTAGATGTGGACTGTCGTCTGGCTCCCACTGCCCGTAGCGTCCATCGTGGCCACCGTGGCTACTAGGTGTGGTGTCGGCTGTGGTCACCATAGCCCCTGGATTCCCCGCCATAGCCCCTCGATGTAGGCCGTTGACACCGCCTGTAGCGTTCCCCGTGGCCACCGTAGACGCTAGATCTGGGATGTTCTCCCGATCCCACTGCCCGTGGTGTTGGTCGTGGCCACCGTGGCTACTAGGTGTAGCGTCGGGCTCTAGCGCACCCAGCGCCGCCGCGCCGCGGAAGTTTCTGCCCCTCCTTTGTTCCCTTTGCCGCTGGATTTCTTTCAGTAACCTTTTCTTCGTCTCTTCCAAGATCTTTGCCACGTCAATACCTCCCTCTGCCGGCTCTGTTTCACACGAGCCGTCTCTAGACTCTTTGTTCTTATTCAAACAATCTTTATCGCCCCCTATCTGTAAAAGATCTGAAGAAAGATATGAAGAGATATGAGAAAGATCTGTAGGTGCCGTGGAAGCCTTGTCCTGAGCGGGTTTTGGGGTTTTACTTTTGATGACCGTGGACGCCGTGTCCTCGACTGCTGACGCTGTGTCCTCGATCGCTGACGCCGTGTCCACGATCGTGGACATTGTGTCCTCGACCGCTGACACCTTGTCCTCGACTGCTGACGCCGTGTCCTCGATCGCTGACACCTCTTCTACCCACATCTCGATCTCCCCGTGTGGGATCTCGAAGTGGAAGTTGGATCCCGGCTCGGCCTTGAGCTCTGCGATCGCCTTGTAGAATGCCGATCTGCTGATGCCCAGCTCCTGGCAAAAATCCTTGATCCTGGTCCTGTACCTCCAGCCGCGCTTCCTGGTGGCCAACAGCCAGTTGTAGATGTAGCCCTTGACCGTCAGCTTGCCGGTGAGGTACTGCTCTTTGAGGTCTCTTGTGGTCAACCTCACGTGTGGTGTTGTCGTGGTTGTGTTCATCTTGGTGTCTCCCAGTCTCTGTCCGACATGGGCGGGCGTTCTCATCTTTGTCCTCCCTGTTTGACTCAGTTTTGTGGTGGGGTCACTGTGTGTAGCTGTATCCCGCTTCTTGGCCTCAGTCTCCAGCCCTCTTGCTCCTCGATCTCACTCTTGGCCCTGTAAAACATTGACTTGCTGATGCCCAGGATCTCTATCATTTCTCCGGGATCCACTTCCTCGACTCCTACGTCCTTGAGGCTGAGCAGGCCAAAGAATATCGCTCCCTTGACCGTGATGTAGCCCTTGTCCAGTAGCTCTCTGGTGCTCTTGAGTACAGCGGCGCGCACCTCTCTCTCCGTGGGAGTTCCGTTGTTTGTATGCTGCATACTCTCCTCCTGTAGTCGCCAGCCCTAGTGTACTATCTGCAGGCGTAGTCGAATAAAAAAACAGGGATCTCGGCCCGGGATCCCTGCTTTTATCCTTAGGTTTCTCTTGAGGTTACCACAACTCGTCTTCGGCTTCGATCATCAGCTCTTCTAATACCTCAACAACCCAAGGCAGGTCTGGATCCCCTGTAGCCACAATCCTGACTGTGCCTTCGGGAAAGTCTAGTTCCACTCGTTTCTCCTCCCACTCGCTGAACTCGGCTAAGGCAATCTCAATGCTGGGAGCTGGAATAATGATCATTATGTTCCTCCTTTTCGCGTAAACGTCTATCGGTAGATCCTTTGGGCGGCCTTCCTCCGTTCCCTGTACCTGCGTTGGATCTCAGACCTAGAGAGTGGCCTGTCTCCAAGCGGCGGGCGGTGCCCTACAACAGGGCCAATAGTGAAAGTCTTTCCACATGTCGGACAAAACCTCCGTGGTAGTTTCTTCCTGCCTCGGTGCCGCCCATGGGCCCAGGTCTTGCTATTGCCGCAGTTGGGGCAAACGGTGTCCTTCATCCTTAGACCTCTGTCTCCTGAGCCGGGCCATCTCCTCCCTCAGACAGCCGCATGACCTGGTGCGGCCCTGCAGAAGGGAGTAGCCTCGTACTACGTGCTCCGCTCCGCATTGGCACTTGCACTTCCACAGGGGATGTCCAGAGGGAGCCCTCCCGAAGTACTCGACTACCCGTAGCCGCCCGAAAATGTATCCCCTCAGGTTCTCGGGCCGCTGTCGCTTGGCGGGGTTGTCGTGCAAGAATCGATTGCGCGCAATCTCTAGGCTCAGGCAGCCACAGGATTTGGTCTTGCCCCACTTGGCTCGCGCTATCTTCTTGACCTTGCCGCAGTCGCAGCGACAGGTCAGCGGATCCCCTAACTTGATAACGGTCAGCCTCTCAAACTTGTCTCCCACCTGCATGCTTCCTCTTCAATGCCTCCGCTCTCTCAAAGTAGGCTTGGGAGATCTGCAACAGCCGCTTGGCTTTCTCCTCTAGGGCCTCTCTCTCCGGGCCTCTAGCTCTTTTTGCAGCACGGGCCGCCCTCTTGCTCATTGAACCGTAGCGCCTCGCTTGCTCCAAAAGCACTTCTATCACTTCTTGCTCCATCGGAACCTCCTAGTACTCTCGCTCATAGAGTAGAGCCGTGGAGTTACCCACGGCCCCGTCGCTTACTTGTGGTTACCAATCACTGGGATCCGGCCAGTTGCCCCCCTCACGCCAGTCGTCCCACGGCTCCTCCTCCATCCAGCTGTCGTCGTCTAGCCAGGGGTTGTCCTCCCCCTCCCAGTCCTCCATGTAATCCCATGGCGTTGTGTGGACTAGTAGGTCAGTTACTGGATCTGGATCCCTGTAGTGGAATAGTGACGTTGGGTAGTTGTAAAGCGGGTAAGTGTTCATCGGTTCCTCCTTTCTCGCCCTTTCCCTTACTCTACTACACTCAACGCCTTTTGTCAACTAGCGGTGGCCCATCAGGAAGAGAAAAGGATCCCTCGCGGGATCCCTCGCTTGAACTCGGAGTCTGCCGGTTGCATTCTATCTTGAGGCGTGGATGAGCCCTTCTGGATCCGCAAGGGGGGTGAGTGGGGGGTATGCTAGAGGCGCTGCACATAGCCCCTCTGTGTGGGCCGTTGCTGGCTTAGCGTTAGAAAAAGGCCCTGACTGGTGTCAAGGCCCTGGTACTATCCCCTAGGTTGGTCTAGAACGGGAGGATCATCCCTTCCTCGTAGACCTTAGGTATTCGATGGCCTCCCTATAGGATCTACTCAGGATGGCGTGTTCCTCTCTTTTTGGGCCGCTGGATCGCATCATCGCCTCGTAGTGGAGCTCTTCCATGAGTTTCAGGCTGGCCAGTAAGTGGCTCATGTCCATGGTCTTTCCTCCTTTCTCTTTGCTCTAGCAGTTTTATGGCCTCGTCTATGACTGCTCCTAGCTCACACCTTCTCTGCTGGGCTATCCTTCTGATGGCTTCTTTGGTCTCACCCTTGACTCTTGTATGGAGTTGTACCAACATCGTTCGTCTCCGATCCTCCGTTGTCGTTGTAAAGCTCGAGGCCTAAGCCAAAGCGTGCGCAAGCCCGCTTAAACGCTTGCTGTTCTGCTGCACAAACCGCATCCGTGAAGTTTTTATCTAAGATCTCTTGCCCAGTAGCCTCCCTTGTGAAGGATCCTTCCTGAGCGTGGATGGTGATGGCGTAGGTCACTACCACTAGGTTGCCTACTTGCCGGATGTCTTTGACGGATCCCTCCCAACCGGGGGCGTACCAATCCAAAAACCGTGCTGCATGGTGCCAGGGGATGTATGTCAGTTTCTTCCCTCCCTGGGTACGGGTTGCTAAAAATTTTTGGGGTACGGGTCTCGAGAGATCGCTTAGGATCTCTGTGATGGGCCTGCGGTACTTGAGCCTGTCGGCTGGCAGTTTGGGTGCGTTCATGGTTTCCTCCTTTCTTGCGCTTGCTTGTGGACTAGGCCTCTAGCTTCTTGAGCTTTTGGAGAAGCTCAGTTTTCAAGTCGATCCAGGCGTTGAACCACCCCTCTTCTTCCGCCCGATCACTTAGCTCCCTTAGGACCTGGAGTTGGGCTTT